TCTGACTCGTCAACCTTGTGAGGGACGTAGCCGTGATGGGGGTCTGCGTGTAGGAGAGATGGAGCGTGATTGCTTGCTGAGCCACGGTGCCGCGGCATTCACCAAGGAACGACTGATGGATGTGTCGGATCCTTTCCCAACAGGTCTTTGTAAGACATGTGGAACACTTGCGATTATGAACGAAGATGAGTCCATATATTCCTGCGGGACATGTGGAAACAAGACAGAGTTTGTGATGAAGACACTGCCTTATGCGATGAAACTCTGGACGCAAGAACTTGAGGCGATGCACATTACGACTCGATTGGAATTAAAATGAAGTGTTCTCGCGGATGATATTGAATTCGAGAGTGTTACCCTTATATAAATGATACCTATTGTTATAATATGTCACAATAATCATGAATACGTAAGCAATATGTTATCAACACTTGAAAACATAAATAACAAATATTTGGATAACGTTATTGTTGTTGATAACAATAGTACTCGTATAGAGACACTCTTGTTTTTGAAATCTGCGCAGGTGAAGGTTCATTTTAACTATTCAAACAATGGACCATGGATATCTCCCTACAAGAATTCCCATTTATACAATGAACTTCCCGACCTGTTTATTTTGACAGACCCAGATCTCGCATTGAATCTAAATATGCCTTTCGATTTTTTAGATCATTTCGTCAAGATCCACAATAGATACCCATGGGCATCTAAAATAGGATTAGCCCTTGATATTTCGGACAGTGATATGTTCTTTGACGGTATATATACTGAAGATAGAACCATAAAAGCACATGAATCTCAATTTTGGATGAATCGTATAGAAGATCCGGATTACGAATTATATAAATCTGCCCTTGATACGACATTCTGTCTTGTCAACAAAGCCGTATATGATCATCCAAACAATCACATCCGTATTGCCGGAAATTTTAAATGTAAACACTTACCGTGGTATAAGAAGAATCCACTCTTTAGTGTTTATAACAACTATATGCTCGCAAAGTTATCATCAAGTATTTCAACCACATCTAAACTTATCACAAATTCGATTGAGAGAGACTATCTGAAATTGTTAAAAAATGACCAAATTATTCTTATTGAAAATAACAAAGACGATAAGAATTTAGAATTCTGGAGAGACAAGTTTGTATCATGGGAGCCGACTACGTTTCAAATCTTTGATAAGTTTTTAGATACATCAAAAACATTTATAGACATTGGAGGCTGGATTGGAACTACGTGTATATATGCATCTCGTAAATCAAAAGACGTGTTTGTAGTTGAAGCAGATCCTCTTTCGTATGTAGATCTCACACGCAACTGTGATATTAATGGGTGTACAAATGTTGTTCCATTTCACAACGCAATTTTTAGCGAGTCGAACAAGAAACTTACAATCCTAGGTAACAATGATAGTACGAGCCAAATTTCATTTGATGGCTCGGGAAGTTCTGTCGAGACATTGTCAATGTACGCATTAATTCTTGAGAATAAGATTAACCCGTTCAATATATCCTTGATAAAGGTTGATATTGAAGGAGCAGAGGAGTATATATTACACGACTTGTACAAACTTCACAAGGTATATAATATTCCATTGTATATATCTTTTCACTATCAAATGTTCAACGACAAAAATCTTGATAGATTTGAATTTCTAACCGAAAACCAAAAGCGTGTAATTCGAGAGATTCCATTTCCTTCGCTATTGTTTGATTCAGATAATCGAATTCATTATGTAGAATAACCCTCTTCACTTTTGATCATTGATGTTAAATCAGTATCCGACCTCGATTGCTTGATCGCTGGACGTCTACAAGGTCCACCAAACACCGCGTAGCATATACACAACCCAAACACTGCAATCGAAATGCCTGCTCCAATTAACAAACCGGTGTCTTCAGGATCCGTGTTCATCTTTTTTTGTATAGCGTTTTCAGGTCGTAAATGGTATACAGGTAATGTCATTGGAGATTGTTCTTGGTCCCATGTTTTCTGGAAAGAGTTCGTACGCTCTTTCGTATATTCGGAAACAAAAAGCAATTGGGCGTAACGTGGTTGCGGTCAAACCTGCCATTGATAAGAGATATTCTCAACACGAAGAGATTGTTACCCATAATAACGATAGAGTTCCATGTGTCATTTGGGATTCCACCATACCCTTGACTCCAAATCGATTTATGCTTCAAGCAGATTGTGTCGTGGTTGAAGAGGCTCAGTTTTTTACAGGCCTTCCTGCCTTGTGTGAATATATGCTCGGAATTGGCATCCATTTGGTCTTGGTGGGTCTCGATGGTGATGCCCATCGGAAACCCTTTCGTGAGATCTTAGACTGTATTCCATATGCGAACAAAGTGACAAAGTTGTCGGCGTTGTGTAGTGTTTGTAAAGACGGAACAGAAGCACCGTATACACGCTACAAGCCAGAGTCAAGTCAATCTACGTCACAAATAGACATAGGTGGGGCTGAAAAATACGAAGCAGTGTGTCTGCGCCATTTTACGCGCTGAAAAAAATAATCTTGCCATGTATCACAACAACTATGGGTGGCGGTCTTCTACAGCTTGTAAGCTATGGTGCTCAGGATATCTATATCTCTGGCAATCCCCAGATCACGTTCTGGAAGGTGCTGTACAAGAGACACACCAACTTCGCCATGGAGTCCATCGAGGTGACCTTCAACGGCCAGGCCGACTTTAACAAGCGCGTGACTGCAGTGATCAACCGTAATGCTGATCTGATGTACCGTACCTACGTGCAGGTGGTGCTGCCCGCCGTGGACCTGACTGGTACCGCTTCTGGTCTGCGTCGCTTCAGGTGGCTGAACTACATTGGTCACCGTCTGATCAAGGTGGTAGAGTTGGAGATTGGTGGCCAGCGTATCGACAGGCAGTATGGTGACTGGATGCAGATCTGGACCCAGTTGACCCAGGATGCCGGTACCGTCGAGGCTCTGGATGACATGATCGGTAACACCCATGACCTGGTGCTCATGAAGGATTCTCGCGGTTATGCCCTGGATGCCTCTTGCGCAGGTGCTGAGTTGACCAACAGTTGTGCTCCTCGCTCTGGCACTCCCGCCAAGACCCTGTACATCCCTCTGCAGTTCTGGTTCTGCCGTAACCCTGGTCTGGCCATTCCTCTGATCGCTCTGCAGTACCACGAGGTGCGTATCAATGTGGAGTTCGAGCAGTGGATCAACTGCTGCTACTACGAGCTGTCTGCTTCTGCCCCCGCCACCTCCATTCAGTCCCTGACTGCTGCATCCCTGTACATCGACTATGTGTACCTGGATACTGAGGAGCGCCGCAGGTTCGCCCAGCAGACTCACGAGTACCTGATCGAGCAGCTGCAGTTCACTGGTGCTGAGAGCATCACCAGCTCCAGCAACAAGATCCAGTTGAACTTCAACCACCCCGTGAAGGAACTGGTGTGGGTTGTGCAGCGTGACTCCTTCGTAGACTGCTCCAACCCCGGCTTCGTGCAGGAGGTGAACGGCTGCCAGCCTTTCAACTACTCCGATGACTTCACCACGGAGGGTATTGTGATGGACGTGCTGGCCCGTGGCTCTCTGGGTGGCGGTGGTACCAACCCAGTGCCTACCACTTCCGGTGACGGTCCTTCTGGTCCTTACCTGCCTGGTGTGGGTATCGCAGTGGGTCCTTCTCTGGCCGGTGCGTCTTGGCTGGACACCACTGCAGGCGTGGGTGATGCAGAGGAGGTGTTTGCTGCTACCACCAACTACCTGCTGGCCAAGGTGATCCTCGACTCTGGTATCAAGTGCTCAGGCAAGAACCCCGTGGAGGTTGCCAAGTTGCAGCTGAACGGCCAGGACCGCTTCACGGAGCGCGAGGGTCGTTACTTCGACAGGGTGCAGCCTTACCAGCACCACAGCCGTACTCCTTCTGTGGGCATCAACGTGTACTCCTTCGCCCTGAAGCCCGAGGAGCACCAGCCCAGCGGTACCTGCAACTTCTCTCGTATCGACAAGGCAACCCTGCAGCTGACTGTGTCCGTGAACACTGTCCGCTCTGGTCGTACTGCTCAGGTGCGCGTGTATGCCGTGAACTACAACGTGCTGCGCGTGATGAGCGGTATGGGTGGTCTGGCCTATTCTAACTAAGCGTGATGCTTGGTTCTTGGTAGTGGTCATTGAATGACCGAATAAAACAATAAAAATACAAATACGGGGAAACCCTAAAATGAGTTTGAAGAATCAACTTCATTTTGTGGTAGTTCATGCATTATATTATACATAATAGTATCAACAATACAATATGCGAGATTTCACAAAGCATGAATTTATTGGATTTTGGGGGAATAAAGGATACATCGAGACGTGGAGCGGTTATGAAAAAGATTGGACAAACGAAATTATGAACGTTATGACTCAATATCTTACAAACGAATCTACTGTATTGGAAATTGGGTGTGGAGGAGGTTATTGGACGAATCGTATAAAACCGTTATGTGGAACTATGTATGCAATCGATTTAATCCCAAAGCCTAATATTGAAAGTCAAGTCATCTACATTGAAAATGAGAATCAAGAATATAAATGCAAAAACATTGCCGATAATAGCATTGATTTTGTATTTTGTTTTGGAGTGTTCTGCCATCTTTCTTTATCTGCATGTGATGAATACTTGCGAGATATTGTTAGAGTTCTGAAACCAAATGGCAAGGCTCTTTTGATGTATGCAGACGAAACTGGGTTACGAAAACACTTTAAAAATCCAACTTTAACGTGCGAAGATGTTGGCTGGAAACATAATACATATGCAGAAACAATGGAAATGACTGCTAGATATCCATTACATACCGTAAAAGTACTGGAATACCGTGATACATTGCTTCTTCTTACGAAACAAGACATGTCCTAATAAAACCGCAAACTCTATGTCTGTGTTTGGAAATCCAAAATTAGTTGTGATACAAGAGTAATGAAAGTTGGATTCTTGATAAATCATATATCGTATGGTGGAACTGAAGTTGCTCTATATGACTATGCACATTTCAACGAAACTTTATTGGAAAATACATCTGTTATTTTGACACGTGACTTCCGTAATACTCACGCTGAGATATATGAGAAATTTAACAAGCGCTTTCCAGTTTTCTATATTACTACTCAAAAGGACATCGATGATATTGCGGAACGAGAGCAACTAGATATTGTTTACGTGCAAAAGTCCGGAGAGGTTGATTGGTTTGTCTCCACAAAAAAGAAGTGTGTCGTTCATGTTGTATTTGAAACACGGTTTCCGCATGGAAACGTGCATGCTGCAATTAGTTCATCTTTGAATTCGTTATACAATACAAATATACCCGTCGTCCCTTACATGGTATATCTGGAGGATACAAACGAATCGTTTCGGAAGGAACTTTCTATTCCTTCTGATGCTATCGTGATTGGACGACATGGATCATATAGTTCGTTTGATATTCAGTTTGTTCACAAGGTGCTTGTTCGCGTTTTAGATCTTTATCCAAACATGTTTTTCGTTACTATGAATACTGAGCCATTTGCACAACATCCGCGAATTATCTATCTTCCTCGCACGACAGACTTGCGCGTCAAACGTAAATTCATCAACACATGCGATGTGATGCTTCATGCACGGACCCGAGGTGAAACGTTTGGTTTAGCATGTGGAGAATTTGCCATCAGTGGAAAACCCATCATTACCTATGAGAAATCTATAGAACGCGCTCATATAGACATATTAGAAGGCAAGTATTGCGCATATTCAAATGAAACAGAGTTGATGTCTATTTTTCATGACCAATCCTGGAAGCGTATAGATATGACAACCAATGGATATATGAAGTATACACCGGAGAAGGTCATGCACATATTTCAAACCGTATTCTTATCGTAACTCTATACATCGTCATGTCAAGTAATGGAGAATGTCTGTGTTAAATTGTTTAGGAGCGGGTACATAAAACTCGTCTGTCCATTTATCGACAATACAGACTGGAAGTTTCTCATACAGATTGCTCAAAGGGTTTCGAAGAACAACCGGAGTTGCTCCACAGAGAATTGCTTCGTAAACACGATGTGTGTCTATACCCGTTCCCTCCGGACATAATACAAATTTTGAACGACATAAATCATTGTAGTATTCTGGAACATTTACCCTTTCGCGATAAACCGCCTTTGGATTATTTTTAAACGTTTCATAGCATTCATTCCTTTTTTCGGTATTGTGCTGTAGTTTAAAATTTATGTAAACGTCAATGTCTCGTTGATTGGATATGGGGCGAAACGTGGATAAAAACTCAATCTGATTATCGGCAAATCCAATAGGTACTGTCGTTAGCCTAGGATGCGAGAAATTGGTGTTTATCGCATATACATGGTAAATGTGCTTACGAAGACGGTCCATATCTTTCTGAGTAAATGTTCGGTCGCTATTGTGTATAATTACATAATACCGTTTTGTTGCGATAAACGGCATTGATGAATAAAAATTATCAATATAGTCACCATTTATGAAAACCCAGTCTCCGTCCTGAGATTGTGAATAAGAAAATTGTGTCTTTTCTGGATATCTAACGTCAACTACCCACTTACATCTATCCGCATAATGTCTTCCACAAATCATATTTATCTAGTGTGCAACATTGACTATATTGTTATTTTCACACAACCCATTTGAATCTCTATATACTACAATGTTTCTTAACAATGCTAATTTTGCTAAGCGATATACATTTCACGATGGACGTATAGGACCCCGTGTTCGATATGGACATACGCAAAATATGGAAGAGAAATACATTGTAGAACATGCTCGGGGAACTCGATTCCTAGATATCGGTGCATATGATGGCGAGACATTTAGTTCTACACGTGCACTCGTTGATAAGGGATGGTCTGGTGTATACATTGAACCAAATCCAAACTTGACAGAAAAATTGCAAAAGATTGCATCTTTAACCAACAGCGAGGTTCTCCCGGTTGCGGTCGGAACTACGTGTGGAAAAATGACGTTTTATAACTCAGACGACATGGTAAGTAGTCTAGATGAGAAGCATGTGGATTTGTGGAAGCGTAACTCTGATGTAATTTTTGAACCAATTACAGTTGATGTTATAGACATTCAAACCCTCGCCAATAAAATCGGGTACAACTACGATTTTCTTAATTTGGATGTAGAGGGTTTAAACTGGGAGACGTTCAAGCAATTCGATTTTTCAAAGTGGAAGTTTAACACAGTTTGTATCGAATATGAAAACAAATTAAATGAAATTCGTGCTCATCTTGAGCAACATGGATTTCACCTCGTTTACGTTTCTATTGAGAACATCGTAGCTGTAAGATAAAATGGAAAACGTAGCATTTGTTACGTATGCCGACGGACGATATATCCCCGTTCAACAAACGTTAATTCGAAGCATTCGCAAACTATATCCACACGTAACAATTTTTGCTTTCAATTCTATACAGGAAATCGGTCCACATTGTCCGTCGCATTCGGTGTCACCTTACGCGTTCAAGGTATATGCAATTGAATATGCTCGTAACAAGGGATATGATATTGTAATCTGGTTAGACAGTCCTAATCGTCTGGTTCGTCCAATTGATAACTGGTTACAGGAGATTTCAAATGTGGGCGTGTATCTCCAAGCCGACGGGTGGAAAACCGGACAGTGGGCTAACGACAAGTCTTTACAGTATTTTGGGATTACACGCGATGAAGCGATGCAAATACAAAATATTTATGCATGTATTATGGCGTTTGACTTTCGTCATCCAAAAACGTTTACATTCTTCCGCAAATGGAAATCTGCGTGTTTAGAAGGTGTATTCAGAGGAAGGCACAAGAATGACGCAAGAACGGAGAGTAACGATGAGAGATGTATGGGTCATCGTCACGATCAAACATGCGCAGAAATAATTGCCTATCAAATCGGCATTCCACTCTCAACACTAGTTCTCGGAGAAAATGGGTATTTCTTATCCTGGATAGACATATAAATGGGTATCAACGACAAAGGATTCGCGATTCTCGAATGGTATTTTAATACATTTCCGAGAACAGACTCAGTTCTTGAACTTGGATCTCAAAACTTTTATCATACATATTCCTCTGCTAACTATGGGTGTTACGCAGATAAGTACTACAAGTTAAAGGGCGTTAAGAAATACGACTGTATAGATCTTAATGGCGAAAACAATGCAAAGGTATTGGATCTATCAAACCCAATAGATTCTCTAGGGTCATATGATATTGTTACCGATTTCGGAACACAAGAACATATTCGCCCAACTATGGATGTTGAAGCCCTTTACAATTGTTGGACTACGAAGTATTCTTCTTCATTGCGTCACATTATTAGTGTAAACCCGAAAACTGGGAATTGGCCAAAACACGGTGCGTATTATTTTACGAGTTCGTTTTACGACGTTTTGGCTAGACTAACAGGCATGCGTGTTATCCGTTTAGAGGAACATTATGCAATGGGGAATTATACGGATGGATGGGAAGTTGCATGTGTTTTGGAAAAAATTCCGTCATCCCATTGGATAACTCTCGACGAATTTAGGGAAGCGTATGCCGAACTGAAGCCCGAGTAAAACATTTCGTTTATAGAAAACAAATGGAACAGGAAGGTGGTAAAATGAAACGCATCGGTTCTCGTGCGCAGGTTATGCACGGGACTGCTCATCATACATCGGGTGGCCTTACTCGGAAGGACCTGAAGATGAACAAGTGGGGTCGGATTGTGTCCAAGGCAAAGTCTGCAAAGGCAAAGAAGGAGAATCGTTTGGTAAAGATGGGGTACAAGACAGAGAAGGGCAAGTTTGGTGCGGTGAAGACAGGGAAGAAGACCCGTCGTGGAGGTGCGTGGGACTATTAAACAGTTTCTCTCGTAACCACTCGTAGAGTTCAATCATCTCTACATTCTTAAACTCGGACTCTTCAAACGAGTATTTCGGTGTTTTTGATAAGGTCAAGGTTGTTGCTCCTCCATACTCATCCCTACGATATACAATTCTGATTTCATCGTTTTCAAGTTGAAACATGTAGATGTTTCGCATTTCTTCCACGCGTTTGCGTAAAAAAAGCATGTGGTGCGTCTCACCACGTCGTGTTTCGCGTTTGTAGAAGATGTTATGAGAACCAAACTGTTCCATACCATCGTCTATGTAGCAGAAGGCGGTTCGGGAGAGGGGCATACTTTTTCACGAAGCCAAGCGTATAAGTCTAATGTAAGGATGTTAAGGCTGGGTGCGTCTATGACTATCTCATAATACTTGTAGGTGTCGTATGTATTCGTCAACATACATATCTTATTGTCCTTGTATTTCATGTATTGAATTGTAGTGAACGCATACATTTGCGCTTCTCCAAACGGAATCACGAGTATCCATCGTGCGTCATACAGAGGTTGTTTGTGATGTAACAATAGGATACCCGTATCCTTGTATTCATAGACATTCTCTGCGAGATAGGAATGAGACATACAAAACCAGGTGATTTATGTTGTAAGATTCGTTTTGTACGCTACTAACAAGAATGGGATTCGCGTTATTCGGAACTCCGTTGTATCTCAATGAAAAGTGTATTCTCTTTTCTGCCTTTGTGATTGCGGTGTATTTCATGCCGCACCAAAAGGTCTGGCAACACGAGGCGGTGTTTGTGTTTATTCTCGCGATGTTTGCGTATGTCTTGATGGCCTGGTACGACTATATCTACGATTGTAACGACAAATTGGGACCTACGTTTTTCGGTGCGTTGATTGGTTGGTTCAAACCCTACGGCGGTGTACCTCCTGAATATCCACCCTTGCCCATCAAGTACAAGAAGGTTGTGGCTGCCTTTGATATTGTGGTGTTGATTGTACTATTGGCGTTGGTGTTTTATCCGTATACAAGTCGCTATATTCCTTTCCTGAAATAAAGCAATGGTAGAACCCGGAACAGCGGCGATTGCTACACTTGCGGCGGTCGCAGGTGTGTCTGGATATGGCGCAATGAAGGTGAATAGCAACCAAGACCTTGTGATTGAACAAAAGGTACAGGAACGGATTGCGCAAACCGAAGAACGGTTAAAACAAACACAAGAGGCACTCCAGGCCGTGGAAGCCGTGAAATCGAAACAAGATGTTCAACTGGCAGACATCCAAAAGGAGTTGGAACTTCTTCGTTCTGCAAAGGCAAATATAGAACGAGAGAAGCAACCGAGTATGTTTAAGAATCCGTTTACATCACGGTTTTCTCCTACCGCTCCTCCTCCTGAACCTCCAAAGGAACCTGAACCTGCTCCTGCCCCTGAACCTCCCAAGGAACCTGAACCTGCCCCCGAACCTCCAAAGGCACCTGAACCGAAGCGTAGAAACTTCTTTCGAGGAAAGAAGAAATTCGTTCCCAAACCTGTTCCTGAACCTCCAAAGGCACCTGAACCTGTTCCCGAACCTCCAAAGGCACCTGAACCCGAGGCAGTCGAACGTGAAGTGACAACTCAAGAACGAGAAAATTGTAAGGCAAGGTTGGAAGCATTGGGTATTCGATCTCTCAAAGACTATCGTAAGTGGATGGCAAAAAACAAGGATAGTCCGGATATTCCAGAGATAAACAACTGTGTCGATTTAGTTCTCAAAGGACGAGCCGGTGGTTTGCGGAAAAAGAAGTTAAGGACTCGCCGTGGAGGTAAACAAAAGAATGTCAGACGAACTCGTCGTAGCTAAAACGGTTCAGACTGCTCCCATTCGCACACTCGCAGAGGGGTTGAAGTCTATGTTGGTGGAGATGAGTTTGGTGTTTGATAAGGACGGGGTTCGCATGATTGCGATGGACAATACTCGCACAGTCTTGACGCATATGCGACTGTATGCGAACAAGTTTGAGCATTACGAGTACAATCATTCTGCTCCGCGTTTGGATGTGGGACTGAACACGGATCATTTCTATCGTGTCGTCAAGACTGTGACGAACGATGATACCATCACGTTTTCTGTGTCCAAGGCAGAGTCAAACCACCTTACAATAACGTTGGAGAATGGTGAGAAGAAGAGACGCGTTCGCTATCGCCTGAATCTGTTGGATCGCGATGATAGTGATATTTCCATCCCGGAACGTGAGTTTACCACCCGAATCACTATGCCTTCATTGGATTTCCAGAAGATCTGTAGGGACATGACACTGCTGTCTGCGAAGACCGTGGACATCAAGAATGTCGGGAATTCACTGACTTTTACCTGTAAGGGTCCTTTCGCAACTCAAACGGTTACTATGGGTGATTCTGCGTCTGAATTGAACATTGATAAGAAGGAGAGTGATGAGATTGTTTCAGGTACATTTAGTCTTCCTCACTTGGTCTTGTTTACCAAGTGTAGCAACCTGTCCAACAATCTGGAGATTCATCTTAAGAACGATTGGTTCTTGATGATCCGCTACGTGATCGCAAACCTCGGCGATATAAAGCTTTGCCTGATGCCCTGCTCTGCTTAATACGACGTGTCTTCCGACCGCCTTTCTTGGGTTTGAGTCGTTGTTGTAAGACATCATACAATCCTTTTACATCCGCGTCAGTTACATTCCCACGTTTGACTGCCTGACTGAATCCCGGATAGTTTCCAGATACAGCAAGAGCACGTGCTTTTGTTCCCGACATCTGAGTTGGGTCTGCGGATTCTGATTCGTCGTCCGCATCCCGAGACACCGCATAAAACTTGGGAGGATTGACATCCTCCAGTGATTTCCACATTTGACCTGTTGGACCGAACTCGGTCGCCCGGTCAGATCCTGCGACTAATGTAACATCTGTGTATCCCTTATCCACCAAATAGACATAGGCTGCGAGAGGTCCTCCACAACGAGGGTCACATCTTGCGGTATCCACGAATGTAATTCCAATTGGAAACATCTTCTGGAGAAACTCTACCTTTTCCGCAGAGGTCAGTGGGTTTTTCAGTTTCTCTTTTCCAGTTCCTTGTGTAGAGGAAACAAAGACGAATGCCTCTGCTCCTTGTGACTGTGCTAGACTTGTGACAACGTCCATCATTGCCGCATGTCCTATTGTAGGGGGTTGAAATCGTCCTACGGCATAGACCGCTTTTTTCATTGTTTCTAGCATAGGAAATGAACCAACGAACACGTCCTCTCTATATGGAAGAACTCAACAAAACCCAAGCACCTCTGTCTGCAGACGGATGGGAAGAAAAACCCGCGAAAAAGAAAGGAGGAACCATGGCGAAGACACGTAGGAATAAGACGACCGGGGGGGATATCGTAAACCATCTGTTGACGATTCGGAATCAAATTAAGTTGTACCACTGGCAGACTCGCGAGTTTGCGCGTCACAAGGCAACGGATGACCTGACGGCTGCTCTGGATTTGAACATTGACGCATTCGTAGAATCCTATATGGGACGCTACGGACGCCCGACTGTCTCGGGAAGTATCAAACTCCATAATTTCAGTGAGAACGCCGCCAAGGCATTTGTCGCCAAGGAGACCAAGTATCTGGAGAAGGAGTTGCCTCGGAAGATTGGAAAGAATGATAGTGACCTACTGAACCTACGAGACACCATTTTAGGCGATCTCACCAAGGTATCCTACTTGTTTACCTTGAATTAATATAGACCAATTGCAATACAAATATTTGTCCCTGCTGTCAAACTCCCACCCGAAACCACACATCTTGCTTGGAAGTAGTTGGAAGTCTCAAACGTGGCGGCAAAGTTGTTTATAACTTGATTTTGTGTTGAACTATTCAGAACGACGGTCTTAAATGAAGTTCCAAGCACATTCGGTGTTGCTGATTTGTACAGATCCACAGTAACAGTCACTCCGGCGGGAATTGCTACTGTAGATGAAATCACGCCATCGAAGATAATTACGCGCTGGGCGAACGGAATACCGACAACAAGATTGGCAAAATTTGCGACACTCGTACCTGGACTGAGGTAATATGTTCCTGCTGGAGTAACTTCTATACTCCCTTGCCCACTGTAGTTGATTGTCGGACCCAAAACAAACAACAAGTGTGAAGGTTCTGTCGTTACCGCGAATCCGTTTCCATTCGCATTGTTGTTGACCAGATCAGTGAATCCCAACTGAATAACACCTGCCGTTTGATTGATATCATGAAGAACCCCGGAAATCGTAGTCGTTTTCGAATCAAACACCGCACCTGGGTCTGTCGTTTCTACACCGACGATGTCTGTCCCAGTTCCTCTTGCGTGAACGACAATATCTCGAACCGAGAAACGATTTGCGCCACTCACGAGTATACCACGAGTGATACCCGTGCTGCTCGATATCACACCGATTGTAGACCGCTGAATTGAATTGGCAGCAATAAATGTAGACGGATTGGCTGTCGTTCCTGCGCTTCGTACCCCTAAAATTGTATTGGAACCCGTTGCGGTAGATGTGACGGTCCAGATAGAGTTTCGTAACTTTGCTGTGGTAGATGTTCCAGAGGGAAAATCGCAACCAATGAGGTTGACGTTGGATGAAGAAGATAGGTTTAATGTAAAGTTCTCAAATCGACAGTTGCTACCCATAGTAAGCAGTGTCACATTGGAAGTAACATTCAAACGTTGAAGCACAACGGCTTGGGCGCCAGACCCTGTCACAGACACGCCTGAAGGAATTGTAAGGGATTCGTTATAAGTTCCTGCGTTCACCAACACATTCTCACCGGCAATCGCATTCGAAAGTGCTGCACTGATAGTCAAAAAAGGCTTATTGTATCTATCTGCTGCTGCGGTTGTATCGTTTCCGTAGACAGCATCCACCCTCAATGTGTTTCCCAGAGGAGTTGGTGCGGGCCCAGTTGCTCCCGTGGCTCCCGTGCTGGTTGCGGTTCCCGGTAGTCCTTGTGGTCCTGTAGGTCCCGTAGGTCCGTTTACAGCGGCTGATACCTTGCCTACGCCTGGAATGTAACGGTAAAGGGGCGGACCCGTAAGAGGTGGTATCGTACTCATTATTGTTACTTGGGGCGGAGATTATGTGCCTTATACACGATATCATCGCCCAACTTCATCTTCAAACTGGGATTGAACAACTTACGGTCTGATACTGTGGTGGTGGAATTCCAGATCTTGATAATGTGAAACTGACCTTTAGGAGATAATGTGACACCCACAACAACTTCGTTCTTATCCTTCAGCATCTTGCCTGCGAGACAGTGAACCATACAATCCACAAACACTTGGTGGGTCTCACTCGCGTCAACCTTCTTGGACCACGCGCCACCCTTGTCGTTCTCGGGTGCGTCCCAGAGAGGACGATATCCATCGCGCATCAAGAAGAACATACCCGAGTTCCATGCCTCGGCGGAGATGGCTTCTACAATAGACCAGAACTCTGCGACATTATCAAAGGTGTGAATCTTGATATAACTCTCCAACGAATAATCATTGTTGTTGGGGTCGTGATACCACAAACAGAATTTCTGGGATAGGTCTGCCATCTTATACAAGGACAAGACTCTCCTGTTCTACCTTTTACGTATACGTTTTGAAAACGGATTCCTGTGAGGAATACAGAGTAGACCTGCCTCTTTCAATATGGACGTTGCAGCAATCTACGCAGTTCGGGGACTTCCCCGCCCTTCTCTTGGTGATGACATTCTCTCTACCATCGCCAAGTTGAAGATTTCCTTTAAACCCGCATTCCGCCGTAATCTTCGTCCCAAACGTCAAGAGGATGACAACTGGAGAAACTCTGCCTTGGCTGCTGCGGTTCGCAAGGTCAAGGAGAAGGATGACCCAGATTACAGCGAGATTGTGAGTAACATTAACAAGTTGAGCAAGTCGAATTACACCAAGTTGATGACGGACTTTCTGGAGCGAATCAAGAAGCGAGATGCTTTGTTCCGGTTGCGGGTCACAACACTCCTGTTTGATTTCGGCGTCAAGTCCACGTTCTTCGCGCCCATCATGGCGGATGCCTACAAGGATATTGTGACGGCTCACCCCGATGCTCTTCAAGATCTCGCAACACAGACCGCGATGTTTGATACG